TCCTTTTTGGTCTTTTGTTCTTACGTTCCATTCAATCTCTCCAAGAGGAAAAGTATTGGCTGGGTAAGTATGGTATTGACTTGTGGAGTTGGCATATGAGGTATAACTCGGAGCGTGAACAAACGTTCCTTGCTCGCCATTTGGTCCAATAGTTCTCCAAGCCACTTGGTAGCCAGCTTGTGCTCCGTCATCATTGTGCCTCCAGCTCACTCGTAATGGCTCAGCTCGGTCAATTATCTTACCGCCACTAGGAGCCAATTGAGTTGGCTTGGAAGGTGCTAGGTTGTGAGCTACAGTAAATACCTGTGACTTTCTCCATGCTGAATAGTCCTCACCGTCAAAAGCGCGGACTTCAAAGTATGCTTTTGAGGTCTCTGGTCTGTTGTCCACTCGGTAGCTGTACGAGGTGACTCCAGCTCCAAGAGTAAGCGTCTGAGCAATCTTGGTACCGTCAAAATATCGGAGCTGGTAAGTTAAAGCTGAGGAAGCCTTCTCAGGATCCGTTGCAGGGTTCCAACTCACTAGGACTGTATCACTGGCAATGGTGGAGCTTGCTGGTGTCTTGAACGTTGGAGAGCTCGGTGGCTGGTTCCATGTTCCTTCGACTTCAAAATAAGCCTCATTTGAATTATTCGTGTTACCGTCAGCAGTTCCATACTCAGAGCCACCATACAAGACAATCCCTTGTCGAGTCCCTGCTTTGTACTCAGGAAGGAAATCCGCTGTTAAGTCGATCTCTCTCCAGCCAGTACCAAATTGAGGGTGAAGACCAATATAGTTGTAATAAGGCATAGTGCCAAAGCCTTTATTGCTTGTTTCTTTATGAGCACCAACGTCAAACTCAGCACCGTCAGTAACATTAAAATTAAATCGTAACTTTGGAGTAGTCCGAGAGGTCTTTATTGCTTCCCGGACCTCCGGAGGTATACCAATGAATGACTGGTAATCAGAGCTTGAACCAACTCGGATCTGAGACCCTCCATAATAAGAATTGGAGGAGGCTCTATAAACACCGAGCCACTCAATATTGAACTTTTTAATTGCCATGAATTATCCTCCTCCTCTTATCTTTTCCGGATCTCTTGACGCAAGCTTCCAAGTACATCTCTTTCAGTTGTCTCTTTAATTGACGAGCCAACCATTGAGAAGCTCTGAGAGCCACTGTCACCCTTCACGTTCACATTACCTGAGTGTTCATGTCTGTGGACTACAGTCACACTTGAGCGACCACCTGAGAAGCTTGTAAGTGCTTCTCCATAGCCACCTTGCAAGGCACCATTCATATTCTCCATTGCGGATCCAATAGCCTTGGTCATTGGTCTCACTTTCGTAAGTGCTCCATTGTACCAAGTTGGAAAGAATGACTCCCCGGACTTATCAAGGTCACTCAGTGGACCTTTCTTGGCTGGTGAGAATGGTAGGAATGAACGAATCTTACTCATACCAGACTTAACAGCTCCAGCAGCTTTGGAAATCCCGGACTTAATTCCCTTAGTGAAAGCATCAAGTAAGCCTTTACCAGCACTCGTGAAAGTACCAATGAAGCCCTTAATGGCTGAAATAATATTCCGGACTCCACTTGAGACCGCTGACTTACCAGCGTTCATTGCGCTTGTGAATTTGCTTCTCAGTTGAGAGACAAGTGAACTCAAGGCGCTTCCCACTTTTCCGGGTATACTTCTAAAGAATGAAAGAACCTTATCAAGCCCACTCCTCACCTTGCTCTGAGCGTCATTCATCATTGAGGAAATCTTGCTTTTCATGTTTGAAGCCCACTTTGCAATTGCTGAAATAATATTTGCAATACCTTGCTTGAAAGCGTTCTTCATTTTGTCAACAGCACCCTTGACCGCTGTATACATTTTCTTAGCTGTTGCTGTGACCTTATCCCAGTTTTTATACAGTAATACTCCAATAGCAATCAAAGCGACAATACCAACAATGACCCACGTTATAGGGTTCGCTAGTAAGGTTGCATTGAACAGCAAAAAGACCGTTCTCACTGTAGTAACAACCGTCTTCAATACTCGGAATATGGAAATTGCTGTTTTGACAATGGAAATAACTGTTGTGACCACTCGGAAGGCAACAAAGCCAGCGACAACAGCCGCCAAGACTGTCTTAACTAACCCCAAGTTATTAGCAAGCATTGTACCAGCCGCACTCAGCAACCCAAGAGCTGTCTTCACGAAGTTACTTTGAGCCAGCCACTGAGCGAATGAAGCAGCCACTTGAAGGACAACAGCACCCAAAGGAGCCAGCGCAACAACCAACTTGACAAGGAAGTTCCAGAGGTTACCTATCAAGCTAATCACAACAGGTCCGTTTGTCTTGGCAAAGTTTATAAAGTTCTGGAAGCCTTGGCTCTGAGAAAGAGTGGAGCTCCAAGCTGCGAACCTTGCAGTTAAACTTACAAGCCCGGTCTCCATGGTTGCACCTATCGGAGAGAAAGCCATGAGTATATTGAAAAATCCTTTAATGAGGTTCCCACCAATAACAGCAAAGTTGTAAAGGCTCTGAGCTCCGGTGGTTGCCAGCCAGTTAAAGAACTTGGTCATGCCACCTCCAATAACAGCGGTGTTCATCTGAGTGAGTAATGTATTGACAACTCCTGAGACCGCGGTTATAGTTGGAGCCAAACCTTGGAGGATCCTCTGGAGGAGTTCCAATCCTGTACCGAAAGCTTGAAATATTGGCTTTTCAAACTGTTGAGTAAATTGACCCCAGAATGACTGGAAGGTCCGGAGGTCTGCCATGGCTTTCTTCTGAGCACCATTGACTCCTTCCATAGCCTGTTGCAATTTCTTCTGAGCTGCCTCACGTTGCTCTGTTGTGGTTGCATTTGCAAGTTCTTCCTCAATCTTTTTTATTTCCTTATTCTTTTCAAACACCTTACCGAGAACGCTGACAGCAACAGCACCGTAAGCTCCAGCAGCAATACCAGCACCAGCAAACCCAGCAGCTAAGCCCATTACTCCAGCAACAGCAGGACCAAGAGCCGCCACTGAGCCAGCTACTCCAGCCATAATACTTGTGAGCTTTCCTCCTTGGGATCCTACTCGGTCAATTGCTCGAGTAACTTGGTCAATCTGTCTGGAAGCGTTGTCGGTAGCATTAATAATAATATCGACTATATTTGCCATTTAATTGTTACCTCCTCGGAGAGCCACCTCCAACCTTATTCTTTAAATCACTCCTTCTCTGTTTCTTATCTTGCTTACTCTCATAAGCACCTATCTCATTGTGAATAATAAGGAGAGCGTCAATGTCCTCTTGGCTCTCTTGGTCTAGCTGAGAAGGCAAGCATTTGAATTTACTACAAAGCTCATAAACTTGTAAGTACATCTTGTAGTCATCAAATTCCTTACCTTCGAGGCTTTTCTTGACCGCTCTCCTTATTAGTTTTTTTCTTGCTCCTCTAACCCTTGAGTTCCTTGGAAGTCTTGAACCGCTTGCATAATCTCACCAACAAACTCCTCGTCAAGAACATCATCAAAAGTCTCAAGCGTTATTGGAAGTGGCTTGTCATTTTCGTCAACCAGTGTCCAGCTCTCAATTGCATAAATCACCCGGAGGATCCCAACTAGTGAAGTATCAATTTTCGCAGTATTACCAATAACAGTGGTGGCAGCGTCCATTGCTTTTCGCGTATCTTTGAAACCAGTCTTTCTCACTTGTAACTTCTCACCGAATACCTCAATTGTTTTTGTTTCCTTCTTAGCTAAATAACTCTTTGCCATTTATAATTCCACCCTTCTAATTTTTAGGATTGAGGAGGAGGTCTCCACCCTCCCCAGAATATTTTTAAACCAATGTACTTGCGGAAGGATCCTTCACAACAATATTAATATCAGTGAATACCGCTTCCATTTCTTGCTCTTGAAGGTCCTCAGCACCAACAGCAATCGCGTTAGTATCATACAAACCACCTGTGAGGTTGAATGTAATTGAGCGCTTTGCATTCGTTGGGTCAGCAAGCACAAGTGAAACAGCAAGCGAACCCTCAGACTTGAATAGGTCCCACTGAGTCTTGTCTGTGAAGTCCATTGTCATTGAAGCTGCAATTTCCAAGTTACCTTCTTCAATACGAATAGGAGTTTTTGAGCCATTGACTGTAAAGCGTCTCTCAAGGTTATTTGAAACCTCAAGCTCAAAAGCTGTCACATTCGTCACGTTCACGTTGTTAATTTTCACTGTTCCCTCATAGAACATATAATAAGGAGACAACTCGGCAGCAACCGCGTAAGCTGTTCCAACATCAGTGACGTCCTTGAAAAGCATGTCAGCCTCAAACATGACCGCTTCTTCTGCTTCTGCTGTCACTGTGAAACTATCAATCTTACCTCCGGAGTAGTTCCTCAACAGTCCAAGGTTAGCGTTGTTATTATGGACAGTGAAAGAAGGCAGCTCAGTGTTGGCGCCTACTGGAGTAATCGTATGAGTGTAACCAGCAGTAGCGTCTCCTGAGGTAGCAACAGCTCCCAAGCCATACACAAGAGGAAGTCCGTTTTGCATTGCTAAAGTCATTGAACCGTCAACTTCCTTGGCACCAGCGCGGATCATTAATGGACCACGTTTACCAATGGAAAGCCTCTGGTCAGCGTTTAAGTTCTCCTCTGGTTCAAAACTCTCAACAATCCCAGCCCACTTGTGACCTGTAGTTGGAGCTGTTCCATAAGTAGCCTCTTTTGCAATTGAAATTGTATTGTCAAAACCATGTCCTTGACCCGGCATAATTATTCACCTTCCTTAGTTTTCTTTTTAGTTTCCTTTTCTTCTTCAAACCCAGAAGCTTCTAAATTCTCAGCTTCTTCTTTCGAGTTGACCTCAATTACGTCACCCTTCTCAACATAGCGCTCATAAGGGTAAAATAAGTAGCGTCTCTCGTCTTCTTTATATTTCATTTTCCTAAGCATCCAAGCACCTCCTTATGGTATGAACCTCTTAGTTACCGTCAAGTTGATCTTGGCGGCTTGCAAGAAGTTTGCTTCCCCTTTCTCAACAGTGCCAAACTCGAGTTCACCGTCAAGACTCAAATAGTGAACAGTACCTCCAAGAGTCTTGTCACTCTCAATGGCATCCTCAACTATTTCAGTCAATCTCAAGCACTCCTCCTCAGCGTCCGCAGCGTCAAGAATGTTAATGTACACCCAGACAACCATATCAACTTGCAGCTCCTTGACTCCAACCCCTTTCTTGGGTTTTCTCCGTCTGTCGAGCTCCAAAGCTATTGCAGGATAAACTACAATATTTTGATAGGGAACTTTGTATATGTCCACTACCTCTCCCCTGCTTGCTAAGTGAGCACTGAGTTGGTTCTTAAGTGCTTCTTTAATTTCTCTGTACATGCCAGTGTTACTCATTCGACCAACCCCTCAATATACTCATTAAATATCCTCTTAATAGCTCTCTCGTCAGCCGCGTCAAAGTATAAAAATTGTCGCTGTGGTATTTGCTTGTGACCGAAGTTATGAGCTGCCGCATAGACAACTCCAGAGCCAAAACCATAATAAAGACGCTTTGCAGTTATGCGTTTTGAGGATCCTGTTGTGACTGAGCGCTTCAAGTCTCCAGTGTCATTCAGTGGCTTTCCTCCAGCCCTGTGAGGGTGCCTCTCTATAGTTGAAGCTGCAAGAGGCTTCCACATACCAGCAGAACCTCCACCAGCTCTGAAACGCTTACCAATGGAGCTCTCCATATAAATACCAGACTGTCTGAGTGGGACTCTTAAGTTGTCGACTTCTTTTGCTAACTTAGCCAGCTTTCTGTCCACTCCGTTTATTTCAACTCGAACCTTCACATTTACCGCCAATTAAATCACCTCACCAGTAAGGAGAGTCAAGAGTAAAAATGGAGTCTCCCTCAGTGGTTGAATCGAATCCGGAAGTTTGACCCGGGATCATTGGAACTCCTATCACAAGAGTTCCTTCAATAATTTGACTAATCATTTTCATAATTCTTTCCATTTTCTTAGCTTGGTGCTCGTCAAACAAGTTTGGCTTCTGTGAGGAGTACACGTCCTCACTCAGGAAGTAAACTGTCAGGTCAAGTGTAATGTGTTTGATTAATGGAGGTGCTATCGTAAAAGGCACGACAAACACTCCACCAAGCAAACCGTCAAGGTAAGAACTAGCTTTCTCAATGTAAAATAATATGTCAGCGTCCGGGTAGCTCTGAGGTAAGTTCCTCATTTGCCTCCTTACGTCACTTGGTAGAATGTAAGCCATATTTTCACCTCTTAGTTAATAGTTGCAATGTCCACTTGGTAAGTTACTGAGTTAGTATTCGCGGCAGTCACAACAACGTTACACAAACGAGGGACAGTCACATTCATAATGGCTGTCAATCCGTCATGAGCTGTAATGTCTGTGCCATGAGGGTAAAACTCATAAACATACAAACCAGTGGCGGTAATCGCTGTAGGTGCCGCCTTAATATCGTAAGCTTTACCAGCAATGTTCTTACCTTGGAGTTTTACAACCAAGGAAGCTCCAGCAACCAAAGCAGTTACGTCAACAATAACTTGAATACCTTTACCTTGGTAATTAGTCCAAGCTGTTGTTGTGGTGGCTGTCCGAGCCGCGGAAGCAAGCAACGTCTCCATTGTGTTCCCTGCTCGTTGTCTATCGTAAGTTGTACCATTAAACAAGTAAGGAACCGCTGAAATGTCACCACTCGAAGAGGTAACCGCTGAGGTGCTTCTTGCATCCGCTGGAGTAACACCAGCCGCACGAATTGAACCACCCATCACATTGACAGGAAGTGAATTCGCTAAGCTTGAAAGCCCAGCCGCTACAAAGTCAGTGACCTTTTCTTCAAACTCAATCAAGGAAATATATTGGAACTTGACAACAGTGTTTGAAGCTGGAGCAGTCGCTAAGTTACGGAAACGGATCCGCACTTTGTACAATCTCGTGTGAGAAGGGATCCCTTGCTGTCTCCTAAAGAGTGAATATCCTGCATTTGAATCAAGAGCTTGGTGAGCAAAATTGACTTCACTAGTTCTTGCTTGAATAGCGAATACTCCAAAGGTGGAACCAGACATAGTGGAGACTGAGGTGGAAGCACTTGACACTAGAGGAAGACCTCCGTTGTTTACTGAGTAAATACCGCGCTCAGCAGTTGCTCCGTCAAATTTCCATTGTGCGGTGTTCATTTCATCAGGGACCATTGTCTCAGGATCAACAGAGACCAGCTCAATAATTACCTCTTGGTTAATAATTCTTTGAGACATATTTATTGGAATTTCCAAAGTCATTGGAATCGTAAAATGCTCCTTGGAAATTAAGTGAAGCTCCTCATTGGGTGCAACTCCCATATTGACAACCATTTGACCTCCAGTTTCTGCAATCGTCATTGTACCGGAATCATTGACTCGGACAACGTCCCAACGCTGGTCTTGATCTGGAGCTGGTGCCATGGAAAAATAATCTTTAAACATCTTTCTGCTCAACTAAATCACCTCTTATTTTTTAGCGTTAGCTGGAGCCTTCTTTGCAAGTCCTTGCTCAACTAGACCAGCAACAACCTCCTCAGGGACCTCTAGGATATCTCCAACTTTGGTCTTTTCACTTCCGAGACCATTTGACAATGCTTCTATTTTTACAAGCTTTTCTTTTTCTGCCATTCATAGCACCTCCAATATTATTCACAAAAATAGGGAGGGAGCTTTTAAGTTCTCCACTCCCCAGTCATTCTCAGGTCATACTATTAAGCACGAACATTCTTCAACAGGTACACCGCTTTTGGATCCGTCAAGTAAGCTGCTGTGAAACGCTTAGCGCGAATTACAGTATGCTCATTAGCATCCTCATTATAGGTACCAGTGTTCAAAGGCTCAGCGTCAGCAATATCACCAATGACTTTCTTCTGTAGGATCAAAGCATGGTCATCTTGGAAGTTTTCGTCTACAATGAAAGAAAGTCCCATGAAGTCACCAATGTACCCACGAAGTAAAGCAACGTCAGTGTTATTTTGACGGAAAGCATCACGAATGTTTTTATTCTTAAGCATTAAAGCCTCAATCTCAGGGTTAATTACAACAGTGTCATAAGAATACCCATAAATTCGTCCAGCTTTCTTAGCGTCAATTAAGTCATTAATCATTGACTCAGCTCCATAAGTTGTATCTCCCCAGAAAGCTTGGTCAATGTTAGCCGCGCCAGTTTTAGCCTTACCTTGAATGCCATTACCAATAGTGTAACTGTTAGTAGCAACATTGTAAGCCATACCGTCAACCATTGCGCGTACATTATAAGAAAGCTTACGAAGCGCTCTCTCAATTGCACCAGTAGCGCCAAACTTTTGCATTTCATAAGTAATAGCTGCCTCTAGTCCGTACTTGCGGATCATTTGAGTTTTCTCAGTCTCACTAATCCCAATACGTTTGTAACCAGAACGTTCGCCAACTTCGTCTACAATGTCAGCTTTTGACTTGCCAATTGCATCCACGTCAGCGTCTTCTTGAGCAAACTTAATCGCTAAAGCGTCAACGCTAATTCCAGTAAATAATTGGTCAGCAACAAACTGAGAGCCAACTAAGTCGCGTACTCGTCTGTCAACAAACTCCTTTTTCAACATAGGGTGTTGACCTAATACTATATCAGACATATATGTTTACCTCCTTTATCCTCGTTTTGAATTAAACTAGAGCCGCTAAGAATGGATTCCCAGCAGTAGCACCAGTAATGGCAAAAGCCACTTTGTTTGCGTCAGTTGCACCAGTAGCAACCGCTTGACCAGAAGCATTAGAGCTTACTTTTGCGCCAGCAGTAACAGCGTCACCAGCAGTCAAGTAAACTAGTGGTTTAAGTAATACAACAGAAACAACGTCTCCGTTATCGCCTTTATAGCCAGTTCCAACTCCGTCAATACCAACCGTACCGGAATAAACAACACCGACAAGTTTAGTAGACAAACCAGCAGGGACAGCAACTTCTCGGTCTCCAGTAATCTCTACTAGTTGACCAATCTTGACAGTAGCGCCAGCTTTAACTTTGAATGTGAAAATTCCACCGTCTTGAATGTGGTATTCAACCTTATTTTGAGCCATGTGTATAACCTCCTTTTCTATTTATTTATTACAGGCTAGTGCCATACTTTTTAGTGTGCTCCTCGTAGAAAGCGTCAAAGTCTTTTTGCTCTTTAGAGCGCTCGTCTTTTTCGTCTTCTTCTCCGTCTTGCTCACCAAATTGACCTTGTTCTGAGAAGTCAACCTTTTGAGAATTACTCATGAACTCGTCAAACGCTTGAGCTTGCTCATCAGTGAATGAAGCTAATAGTTTAGTAAGTGCGTCCTTCTGAGCTGGTACAACTTTGTTTTCAGCAGAGAATTTTTCGATCTTACTTTCAACAGTAACTTGCTTGAATTTCTGGTCAGCACCTTTCAAGCTTTCAACTTGAGTTTGCAGCTCAGAGAATTGGTCAGCAACTTGAGCCTCAACAGCTAAGCGAATTTGCTCAGTCAACTCATTTAAATCAATTTTTTTGTCAGTCATGTTTTTGTCCTCCTTTTCTTCATAATCAGAATGAAAACCATTTTCAGAAAATACACGAGCAGACTTTACTTGTGGGAAAGCTACTAGTGAAACCTCTCTGATTTTACTTGGTTTAATTCCGTTGTCCGTCTCCTTAAGGTAAAAAGAAATAGACAGCTTGTTCATTAGTTTGGACTTAACTTTCTCTTGGATCTCTTTGTCCATAAACTTGAGTTTTCCTAAAAGCTTACCGTCTTTCACGCTTGCACCTTCAAGAAAGCCAACAGTATCTCGAACCGAGCTGGAGTGGTCTAGTTGAATCGGAACATTATCCTCAACAGAGAAAGTGTCAACTAACCCTTGAAGATCCTCTTCTGTATATTCAACTCCCCTGTGAGTACCTGTCGAGAACATCTCAGCGTCTTTATATAGAGCACCGTCTTTCTCAGAGAACTCCTCAGCGAATTGACCAATGTAAATTATTTTGCTCACCGTCTCACCTCCTATAGTGTGATAGGCTAGTATGTGGTGTAGGTGACTAAAAACAGAGTCACTCTGAGTCCACTGTCCAGCAGTCTCTCACGTTCGCCCTCGTTTAAGTCCCTACATAATACATTATCAAGCAAGTGTTACCTTTCCCCAGTGACCCCTTGGTATGACTGAAAAGTAACACCTGTCTGATAATGTAAAACGTATAGTTATTACTTAAGAGTTGACAAATAAGAAAAACAAAAAGAATTACAAAGTGGTTGCTAATAAGTAAACTAATAGTTAATACTAATAAGCCACCTCATAAATAATTTAAGATATTAAAAGAGGTTACTGATAAGGTAAACTTTAGAGTAAACACAAAAAAGCCCGGACCCCTTAATGGAGTGCCGGGTTATCTTCTGAGCCAGCTTCTGAGAGGTACTCAGGGAGTGGAGGCTGCTCAATAATCTTAATTTTTAACTCAGGAATAGTCCTTTGTAATTTGTCAAGTATTAAAAATGCCTCGTTAATTCCCTTTGTTGCCTTGACCTTACGAGGACGCAACTCCCAGAGGTCAAATACCTCAAGCTCCAAGTTTCTGAGTTGGAACTCAAGGTCTTTACTCGTAGTTTTTATATTGAAGGAGGGAGTAAACCAAATAGCCAACTCCTCTCCTCCCACTATAGCTTTCAACATTTAAAACATCCCCTTCATTAAGGCATATATGAATAGAAAATGGTCCTTGTCTTTTTTATAGAACTTGACAGGATCCTCGTACATGTATTGCATTCCCATAGAGACCACCTCTTGACCGAGGAAGCCACTGGTTGCATACTGGTCAACAAAGCTCTTTTTCTCCCAACCGTACTCCCTACCCACATAAGCGTCAATGAAGTTGTCCGGGTAAGCCCACTCAATGCCGCCTCCGGAGTTGCTCCATGTCTTCTTAGGAATAGTCATATTCTCAGTACGCTTCATAAAGAACTCATGAGTAAGGTCTGCAACAGCTTTATTTCCCCAGTGCATTACATGAGCTGCCTCATGGACTATAACGGAGGCTCTCGTCTCATATTTCCCAAAGAAAATATTCCCTTGAGCTCCAATCGCGTAAGCCCTCCGGAGGTCATGCTTGAACCTCATACGAATGCCAGTTTCCGGGACCAGTTTATCATCCAAGTACTTAGCCATCCACTCAGAGCCATCCTTTGCAGCTTGCCTTAAACCAGTAGCAGCTTTGTAGCTGGCTGTCCTTGGTGGCTCCTTGACGGTGAGCTCCTTGTTTCTCTCAGCCTTCTGGAAACCATTAAATTTGACCTTGGACTGTACGGAGTGCGCTTGACCAATAGCTTCCCTTAAGGTTGCTATCAATCCCAAGCAGTTTGGGTTATCCGCGTACTTGTAAGCGAACTCGTCAATAAGCCTCTTGGCTTCAAAAGAGTCAGCGCCAGTGAGAGCCTTAATAAGTTCATTCCATGCTTTCAGAGCTAAGTTGGAGAGTGGCGCTGTCCAAACCTCGTCAAACATTACGAAGGTAGCAAGTCCGTCCTCCACTCCGAGGTTTTCAAACTGGGTAACCGCTCCAGCAATTTCCAGGATCTTGTCAGCAAGAAGCATCTTTTCAGCACGCTCTTTAATCATGGAAAGCTTAAGAGCTTGGTCCGTAATGTTACCAATGGCAATCTTGAAGTCAGCGTCAGGAAGAGAGCGAATGAGGTCCGGGTTAGTAATACGAGCAGGATCCTTCTTGAGGTCCTTCTTAGGTTGCACCAATGGGACTTCTTTCTTACCCTTGAGCAAGTGAGGAAGTGGCGCCTCGAAGGTGAAGCCTTTTTGTGGCTCCTCGTCCAGTGGAAAATCATCCTTCCACTCTTCAAACTTCGTGACAGCAATCCAAGTAGCCCTGCATTTGAAGTGGTTTGGTGGTGTATACTTGGCAACAGCAGCAGCATTGGAAATAGCAATAATCTTCCCATCAAGTGAGCGACAAAGGTCAGTAGTCCGGGTGTCAACTATTGCGTCATACTGTAGAGCCTCAACAAAGCCCTCATTCTCCGGGTCCAACCAGCGTGCAATCCTTCCAGCGTTGTACATCTTAGCTGTTTCTGTCCGGGCAATCGTTTCAGCGTGAGCTTGAGAGAGCCATGTCCCACATTCGTCCTTAATGACCGCTATTAAGTCTCTACCCCTTAAGCCACTTACCAAAGCATCCTCAACAGAGCCACGAATGCGCTCTCTGACAGTCTCCTCAGTAATGGTCCCTATTTCATAGCCATACTTGCGGATCCACTCCTGAGCTTCTGGTGGGAAGGTCACTTCAAAGTCAGCGCCTTCGTCAACAACATTAATGGACCAATCATACTCGTTAAATTCGTACAATTCTTTCATACGAAGCAGCTCCACATGAGCCCTGAGAACTCCGTTCTTTGCTGAGGAGTCAACTAGGGAAGCAATATGCTTTCTCCACTCCTTGCCGCTTGGAATCTGTATACTCTTGAGGATCCCCTCGACTTCTTCATTATCCCCTTTCTCATAAGCTTGCTCCAATTCTGGAAGTAACTTGGTGTACTTCTTGAGCAGCAATTCTTGACGTTTTTCATTCAGCTTCTGGGTCTTGGAAAGAAAAGCTGACTCCAACAGGTCCATATCTTTAAGAATCTGTTTAGAATCAGCTCGTTTACGTCTCTCTCCATATGTCAAGACCTTTTTGGGTAATAACTCAGAAGCCTTTACTTTTTTGGCTCACCAGAGTCCTTCTGAGGGTCTTCCTTGGTCTTCTTCTCCTCGTCAGGTGTCTTAGTATTGCCAGCAAGTAAAGCGTCCTGAGCTGCCTTCTTAGCCTCTTCCATAGCCTTCTTAGTTTCCGCGTCCATAGCAGGGAAACCGAGCTCCTCACGAATCCACTCCTCAGAAGGTGCCACGACTCCAGCAGTAATCATAATGTTGAATACCTCAGCCATTTTCTTACTGTCATCCTTGGTAAGTGGCTTGAAGGAGAATGAAGGGTATTTCCTTACATTTGGGAAGTTAAAGTCAATGAGTGGTCTAATAATCTCCTCCTCAATAAGCGCTTTAAGGTCACGCTGCAAGGCTTGAAGACGGAACATGAACACGTCAAACTGGTTCTCTGAGAGAGCATAACTCCCGGACTGACCACGAGAAAGACCCAGCATCATTGGTGGTACTAGCATGGACTCCATGATCTTTCTGTCATGGTGCTCAATATAGCCAACAAAGTCAGCATTACTCCCTTGGACCGCTGTTATGGAATCGCCTCCGGAAATAGCAAGACCAGTCATACCGTTAATGTTCTTGAGGAGTGCTTTCATTTTCTTAGTGTCAGCAGCATCTTGAACATTACCAATTAAAAGAGGTGTGCCATATCTCTCATAAGCAATATTTGCGAATCTGTACATTCTGTCCTTAATAAACCAATGTTTATAAGTGGTACGAAGTGCGCTGTTTCCGTAAGGATCACCGAAGCGCTTGTCATGAGCATACCAAATAATTTTACTAGCTGGGATCTTAATGACCTTGGAGCCAATGCGCTGCTTCACGTATACCATGTCTCCGAACTTATCAGTTTTGATCCTGACTGAGTTAGGATTCAAGACCTTCATTTTCTTAAGCATAATCTTTCCTGAGGAAGGGTCACGCTCAAATACTTTCTCAGTGCAACTATAGCCATACTCAAGAGCAGAAAGCATCTCTCCAAGAGTGTCCTCAATATTGCCATTAATCATCTCGAAGTTATCCATAATGAACTCAGCATACTTTTTAGTCTCAGGATCCTCACCTGTGACAGTGAACCCTCGAGCTGTCGCGGAAAGCTTTATCATGTCCAGTCCTGCCTTAACTTGTCCGTCTGTTAGCATCTTGTCATAGACGTCCAATCCAAAGTCTGCATTGTTGAAGTCCTCTTGGTCCGGTAGCTCCCCGGTGGTGTCTTTATAAATACCCTGCTCACCGAATAACTCCCGGGCAACGTTCATAAGGTCCTTTTGCTGTTTTGCGTATGTGTTCCATGGTAAATTGCTTGCTATCTTGTCGAAAAATCCCATTGAAATACCTCCCTGAGCTTCTGGTCCTTGACAGGAATCCGCTCATTAGTTTATAATTATAAGTTTACATAATACAATATCAATGCAATGTTACCCAGAGGTTACCGTAAACGCGGTAACTTTAACGAATAAGACGTATATACGGTAACTTTGGTATAGTCCGCTTAGTGCCAGTCTGGTAATTCGTCCATTCCACCCCAGAGGTTCTTGTCTTCTTCCCAGTTCTCTCTCTCAGCGCCTTCCCACTCAAAACGGTTTTCAAGCTCCAATAAGCCCTCTCTCACGTAGTTTAAGGAGTGAAAACTATCGTCAGGAGTACTGTGGTCATACAATTTGCGCCCTGTTGAAGTGGTGCTCTCTGTAAATACAAGCTCTAAAGCTGTATAGTGGTCAAAATAGAACTCGACCTCCTCAGGTTTACCGTAAGGAATAACCAATTCTTTCTTGTGGAAGGTGTCAATCATTTTATCCATTGAGTAGGTCCGGTCCACTTGAAGAGTGCTGTTCCGTTCCCCTTTGTACTCCCTCTTTTTAGGATCTGACTGGTATGCAACGTAGCGACAACTAATGGCTTCCCTTCCGTATGCCTCGTATAGTTTTTGAGACTCATAGGAGCCATATCCAATATCACCGACAATCTTGACGCAATTGAAACGCTCCCGGAGGTTCATAATGTGAGCAATGAGGTCCTCATGGTTAGTAATTGGACAGTTTTCAATATAGTCAATAATTATTTTCTTCTTACCGCGGTGCATTGCCCTGTGACCAATGGTAATAATGGTCTTGGACTTACCTCCTGAGCCATAATCGACTCCAAGGACTGTCGGAATAGTACTTGACTTTTTCAGAAAGAGGCTTTTGTCAGTGCACTCGAGAACGTCCTCATAAGAGAGAGGTTGTGCATTACCTGAGAAGAACTCTCCAAGCACCTCATTGTGAAACGTCATACTATCCATGGTAGTGAAGTCACGAAATATCTGGTTCGCAGAAATCCATTGCATATTAAGCTGGCTGAAAAGGTACCCGGAGTACATTTTATTTTCTGGACGAGTAGCCAACCATTGACCATTCTCCCGGTCCAACTCCTCAGCACACTGGAGACAGCCAAAGTAATGACGCTCTTTCTCAGTGCCTTCATTTTGCAGCATTACGTTTTTCATGCTCATGAATTGGTCATGACCGCAATGAATACACTTGACAGACCACTTCTTTTGGTCACTCTGACCCCAGAGGATCTTGTCATAGTAACTCCCCTTTTGCTTGGGAGTGCCAGTATAGAAACAGCGACCATTTAGCTCGGTCTTCTCGTCTTTAATTTCACTATGGGAGACGGACTTCTCAATGGACTCAATAGCTGTCTGGGTAATATCCTGTACCTCGTCAAAAAAGACCATATCTCCAGCGATCCCTCGGAGTGAGTCTCCGTCAGCCCACGCGGAACCAAAATAGAAAATGGTTTTATTGTTAATGCCAATGGCTGTCTTAGCGTCACGCTTTTTGTCAACCGACTTCTCAAGAATGCCTTGAACGCTGTCCGAAATGGCTTTTCTAAAACGGTCATTGACAAAACGAGTTGTCTGCTCATTCCTTGGAGCTGTATACGTAATGGTGGTATGAGCTCGAGTCCATCCATGGTATAAAAGCTTGCGTAAAACTGTCTCAGACTTCTCAACTTGTCGACCAGCTACAATGACCAGCCTTGGGTGTGTATCTCGGTAGACGTCATGGAGGTGTCCTCGGTGTGCAAAGCGAAAAGGTGACCCCTTTACCATGCCAGTCTTCTCAGTGAACCCTACAGGATCCTTGAGGACGTTCCTCATTTGTTTTAATTGCTCAGCGCTTGGCGAGTTGCTCATTAATCATCATCCTCCTAAAAATAAATTAAAAATAGTTGTTGCCTCCTCAGTGTTACTGTGGTATGATTTAAGTAACAAGAAAAGGAGTGATAAAAATGGAAGTTAAACATAGTAAGTACTTTGACGAGACATACACAATTAAAGGTGCCAAAGGTCACTATTATCTGGAGAACGCTAAATATTGCCATTTACATGACGCTATCAAGGTTAAAAGAATGCTGCACTCTGGTAAGAGGTGGGAAGCTGAGGACGTTTACTTCAAAACAGAGGTTTTCAAGGAGCTCAAGGAAAAAGTCGAGAAACTTAATAAGAAAGGCTGAGGAGTGCCTCCAGAGGGTACTCTTTTTTTCTTTTCAAGCGTTTGAGCCATGAGTTTTTCTCTCCAGAGTGATCCCTCCAGAGTAGGACTCCAGAGGAATTTCTCTTAAGGAGAAAAAAATTTTTTGTAAAAACGAGGTGTCTAAAAATGGCACTTACCGCCAAATAAAGACCCCCACCCTCTCGTAATTATTCA